AGCGTTGATCCTTCGTAAATCTTTATAACGTCCGACTCTATCTCCATCCTAGAACCACTTGCAGCAGACTTGATGCTTATCCCTGCGCTTGCAGTTCCTGCTATGTTTACCTGACTAACATCAATAGTACCTGTCTTTAATAGACCTCCATTGATAGTAGTGATCTCAGTGCTAGAAGCATCAGCAAGCTCACTGTTTAGGTTTGTAAATGTGACCAATCCATCAAACTGAAAGCTGGCAAATGGAGTGTTAAAAGTAAGAGTCTGTGTGCCGCCCAGCGTAGCTTCTGTAACATAATAACTGGTCGCCCAATATTTAGCGTCACCCCCAGTATTAGTTGGCGGGGTTCTCGACCAGTTAGCAGTCAGGCCACCAAAAGCCCCAGTTCCAAAGTTGTACGATGTTGCAGATGGGCTTGATGGGGCATTCGCAGATGACAACAAGTAGTAAACATAACCAGCAGCATTTCTAGGGCCATCAGCTCCGTTTGTGCCATTTGTTCCGTCAGTGCCGTCAGTTCCGTCATTTCCGTCAGCTCCGTTCTCCACGAATAAAACAGGCGCAGTCCAAGATAAGCTAGAGTCAGTACCTGTTGGCCCGCTAATTTGCGCTTTAGTTATTGATATATAAACAGGATCGGTTCCGCTAGGTATTTCCTCAGACCAGCCAGATGGCGAAGTAATCGTATTAGTAGTGAAGTTATAAGAGCCGCCAGAAGGTGCGCTAGGAGTGCTAGACGCTCTTTTGTGAACAGCAAACGTAAACGTACTTAGACCATTAGACCCGTCACTTCCGTCAGTTCCATTTTCCGCAATAACCACGGGTGTTGACCACGTTCCCGCTGTAACCGTACCCGTATCACCAGATATAGAGAATTGAAATGTCGCTTCGTAAATCGGATCAGTTCCCGAAGGTATACTGATATACCACCCGCTAGGGGGTGTTAGTACGTTAGTTCCAAAGTTAAACGTGCCGCCTGTGGGAGTAGATGGTGTGGTAGTAGCCCTCCTAAAGATCGGAGCCGTAAAGGTAGACTTGCCGTCAGTGCCAGCAATAGCAGCAGGATTAGTAGTAGCTGAAACCTCAGCGGTAAAGGCAGACTTGTTGCCGCTGTAATCAACAGACTTAAACTTGTAGTAGAAAGTGGTTGCATCAGCTAGTCCACCATTCAAGAACTCAGCATTAGCACTAAAGCCACCCCCTACAGTGGCGACCTCAGAGAACGATCCGCCAGAAGATGTGGCCCTGTAGACCTCTACATTAGAGAAGTCCTTATCCGATGGGTTAGTCCACTCAAGACTGATTGATTTATAACCAGCGGTTGCTGATATAGATGTCGGCAAAGCGGGAGCAGTAGTATCTCCGACAGAGCCTTGGTTAGCATATACAAACCCACTTTTAACGCCCAATGAGTTAATTGATCTAACTCGCGTATAGTAGGTAGCCCCTGCCTCAACTGGAGAGATTCTATAGAGCGTATCGTCAGTTACGACGGACTGGAATGTGCTGTTATCTGTAGACCACTGTACGTCATACTGGCTGACAAACGAGTCAGTACTTGCTGTCCACGAAACAACCATAGAGGTAACGATGGTTCCGTCTAAAGCAACACTTGTCTCTGCGTTCGCCTGTAGACCAGTAGGCGGCACAACACTGAATGGATCAGGCAGTTCAGTATCCGGGTATACGGTCTGCTGTGCAGCAAGATCATAGGTATAGATCGTAGAGTCATACTCAAGAAGGTTAACTGAGCATGTTCCGTCATAGTTCATTGCAATGGTTTCTACCTGGAAGGGCTTTGCGCTCCATCCTGGCGTAGAATGCGTTACTGTGACCACATCCCCTACAGTAAGCTGTAACGCCTCGCTAGTGGCCTGGAATGACGTTCTAAGGGCATTCCTAGACCGTTTCACGATAACCCTAGCTAAGTCCCTGGCGGCATAGTAGTTAGTCACTGTATCGAGAGTGACCTCTTCTACAAGCAGGGTTCCGTTATCCTCTGCAAGCAAAGCCGTCTCTTCACTCGATCCACCGGCAGGCCACACCGCTTGGTCGGGCTGGTAGTCAACGTCTGGGTTAGCGAACTTAACTAATACTCGGTTGAACTTATTCTCTTTGGTTTCTCCGGCTATAGCTATGCCGCCGACAATAGTCTCTTGATCAAATGCAAAAACACTAGACCGAGACTTATCAATGATAAGGCCATATTTGCCCTGACTGTACGGCAGAAAGCCGCGACAGCCCATTAGCATCTTTTCTATATTGTCGAACAGGGTCTCATCTGTCTTTAATACAGCATTGCACTCAAATAGCTTGCCTGTTGATCCACCAGAGTAAAAGGTAACAGATTCATCACAGTCATCCGCTGCATCCTCAAATGCATCGTCATCAATAGCAGAAGTAGGAATGCCCTTGCCGTATCGATCATTAGTCAGGTAGTCGCGAACACATAGAGCCGGGTTATTGCTCCAGGCAGTAGTTTGATTTCTTGGGTCGTAGACCTTACGGCCCTTAACCACGGCAGTGATCTCAGGAACGCCCTGGAACACATCTGCATCCCATTTCAAACGTATTGCAAGGTACGCAACACCACTGAGCTTATGGCTCGATGTCCATCCTGCGTTAGCTTCAGTAAGCAGCGGGTCATAAGTCTGGTTATCAGCGCCAGTGTGTACATTAATAGTGTACAGGCCAGAGTATTTACTATCAGTGATCGGGTTGTCATCGATATAAATGTTAGTGATTGATTCTACTTCGCCTTCAGCCATAGCCAAAGCAATGTACAAAAACTCATTCTTAGCGCCACCGCTTACATCTTTAGTAGATACGAATACCCTTACACCACCTACTCTACGCTCACCGTAAATGACAGGGATAGGCTCGATGTTTGATTCTTTGTTTATGAGAACGCCAGCCATATCGTCTGCGGCTTTCTTGGCCTTCTTCATGGCCTGCTGAGTCATTACATACGAAACAGCGGTAGACGCTACAGCTATACCTATAATCCAACCTATAGCTAAAGCCATTATTTACGCCCCCATTTCAAATCTTTGATCGTGTTAGCCGCGAACTCAAACCCATCATCATTAGGAAAGTGTATTTTCTGCGAGTTGTCGTTAGTCTTCCGACCATTCTCTTTCTCAAAGTCCTTCCAGTGAGAGGCGCAATTAACTTTTACCTCACTGCTGGTCTCTGTGTCATCAATAGCATACCCGGTCATCAATCCATCGAATATCAATATGGGCGCGCCAATGACCGCATCCGAATCATTGAGAACAGCGCGGTATATCTTAACTGGCCTATCTATGTATGCTTGAGAGAGAAACAGGCTGACGTAGGACTGCTCAACGCCTGACAGCGTAATGTCCAAAGTATTAACTCTAAGCTCTGAGGTCTCGGAGGGATCACCTACCGATAAGAAATGCGCGCTACTTGCCCAGGTAGCGGATAGTGCAGATACATCTCTATCCCAGTCCGTTAGGTATAAGGGGGTGCTGAACTCTAACTTTATTAAAGTCGCAAGGTTGAAGTCATCCTTTGCAAGTTCTGCAATGGTTGCGGAGTCTATCGCTCTTGTCATTATATTGCCTCAATGAAATCTACTTCGTAGTCTACCAGAGAAGACAGCCCCAGCGAATATTCCTGTACATCATTGCTCAAACGTACGGTAAAAGGTACGTTATCGTAAGTAATAGCAGTGTCATTTGCAGTAGCTTCGCGAAGACCAGGCTGTATGCTTAGTGTGCCTGTCCCCGTCCTATCCGAGACAATCATGTACACTTTGTTGTGATTGGCGAACTTAATGACATCCCCGGCCTTCAGAGTGCCAGACAAACCATCAATCGCTATCGAGGTCTCACCAACGACATCTGCGCCCACAGTTCTCACAGTGCCGGATGCATTGCCTGACTTAGTGCTGATCTCAGGCAGGACGATAGTAAACGTCTCAGCCATTCCTCTCTGAGCCATGATGAAGGCCAATACCGGAGCGAACTCAACCCTAGTGAGAGACGGGTAGGTAGCAGAGAACTCGAAACGCTGTCCACCGATATTCCTGACCTGAGTGCGCCCAGATACACTTGTGCTAGACAAGTTATAGTGAACGCTATTAAAACCTACGCTGTTAAATACTGGGCTTGTTGGGTATGTTCCACTCATGCGATTGATGGTCTCCCGCGATCATTTACTGCCTGGTTAATCATGTTGACAATCTGACCTCTGCGCGAGTTAAGCAGTCTATCAAATCCAGCAGTGTCATTAGCTTGGATGTTAAAGTTTACATGTACAACCTTCGATTCACTCTGACCCTTTTGCAGATCAGTGATCTTCTCGTTAGGATGCAGCATAGCCAGCATGCCGCCCTTACCATCCATACCGCCCGATCTAGCCCCAGAACCAGTCAAACCACCGCCTTCAAACGAGGCCAATGTTTGACCGGCGATCATACCAGCAGTAGCAAAGCCCATGCCTACTGCCACAGCGGCATGAGCATCACCGACAGCAGCAAGCGCAGGATTGCCTGTTGCACCAGCCATTTCGTAATAAGCCAATTTGATAGCAGAAGCCGCTTGGTAACCTTTAACGATTGCATCAGCAGCAGCTAGAGCTTGAGATATAACAAAGAATGCCTTTCCGAGTGCGCTGCCTTCATCAACCATTCCTTGCATGGAAGAAACCATGGAAGAGGTCAACGAAATCATGTCTGAAGCTGTACTGAGAGCTAATTCTTCCTGAGACTTTGCTCTTTTTGCGTTTATCTGATCAGTTAGTTCAGCAGCCTGAGTCTCCAATAAAAGCCTTTCATCTAAAGCGGTCTGTATGATTGCTAACTCTTTGCTGTATGCATAATCTATAGACTCAGACCTACTTAAAAGAGACTCTTGAAGCCCTTCAAGGCTTGAAACGGCTCTAGCTTTTTCTGCTTTAGCCCTTGCTTCCTCAGACTTAGCTTGCGCTTTCGCTGCGGCCTCTGCCTTAGCCTTTTCTTTAGCTAATTCCTTTTGAGCTGCAACTTCATCTTCATAGGTCTTTATCTTTTTAGCTGCAACCTCAATTCTTTTCTTATCTGTTTCGTTTGCGTCTTTATATGCTTCATCAAGAAGAATAAGCTCAGACTTTGTTTTCCCTAATGCTTCCGCTTCCTTTTCTACCTTTTCAATCAGCTTTTCAGTAGCATTAGAAGTGTCATCTGTTAACTTGGCTCTCTTTTCCAGGGCCTCATTAGCAAGCGTAATAATAACCGCCTCTGCCTGAATAGCATCGGTGACTTCTTTTACCCTATCAGCCTGCCCAGTTGAAAGGGCATTGACCATTTTCATGCCTTTTGCAAGATTTCGGATTTCTTCTTCCGAGTCTGCAATAACTTCCCTGAGATTATCCATCTCTTGAGCATTTAGTCTTAGAGCCTCAGCTTTAAGTACACCATCAAGCTCATCAAATCGATCTACTAATGATTCACCTTCTTTCTCTAACTCTTTAAGAGCTTCTGTAGCACCAAACAAGTTAGGAAGCATACTGCCTGCAATAGCAGCGCCAATAGCAAGAAAAGCACCCACAACGGCACCGTGCGGCCCCATAAGAGACGCAATCTGCGAACCCTGCTGACCTAAGATTAAGAATGGACTTTGGCCACCTTGGAACTGTACCGCAACGTCCTGTATCTGATGACCTAACTGACCTACGCCTCCACGGATAAGGCGCATCTGATTGTTTAACGCCTTACCCTGCTTGGCGGTTCTTGCCATGTCCTTATTGGCAGCGGAAAACATCTGACCGGCGCTGTACTCACCAACCACCTCTGCGACAAGTTTTGCCTTAGCGTCTGCCATCTTGCTTTTCCTGCTTTAGTTTAAGGTAGGTAAACCAGTGATTAAACTCATCAACGGTCATTTCATATATAGTCGAGAGGGGCTGACCAAGGTGTTCCGCAAGATAATACATTAAGTATAATTCTGTTGGATCACCTTGATCATTTGTTAGTTTTTTTCGCGCCCTTCTTCGTCTTCTTCAATGTGCAAAACAAAGTTTGTAATTTTAGATAATATCTCTGGATCAACCTTCTGACGCAGTTTTTGCTTATCTCCAATATCGAAGACAGGCTCTCCGTCCTTATCAGTCACGCCAAAAATGACAGCGTATACTAAATAATCAGTTGTATCTCCATCTGATCTCTTTAGCCACTTGGCCTTATCTTCCAGGCTAAGTGATTTAGAATAAAGAGTCACATCCCACTCATCAACCCTCAGCTCTCTTACTGCTTTTGAGCTGAAGTGAGCTATGGCATTATCTATAAGTTTTGACATTTATACTGTTCCTGTTGTTAACGCACCATTTCCAGTAACAGAGAACGAGGCTTCAACGAGGCCATCAAAAGATGCTGTCTTACTAACTGAAGTAACAATAACAGCGCCAGACCATTCCACATCACCGGAGTTATTTCCAGTAGGATACAGATTTATTGTGACTTCTGCACCTTCTACTAGCAAAAGCTGACCATTAGTGTCTGCATCATCCCAAATAGCGTTGAAAGATGAAGTCCAAGACTTCAGGGTTGGCTTGTGAGTAACCCAAGAGTCACCCATGACAGTATCAGTTGTTGTTTCGGAAGTAGTCTCCAAAGACCAGTCCTTAATTTCAGCGACAGCGTTAACTCCAACGTATACTGCGCCATTCTTACCTGTGTATGTTGCCATTTATAAATACCTCTAAGCGCCATAGCGCATTAATTAACGTGAGCGAAAACCGCCATTAAATTGCTACATCAGGGTTGTCTTCTCTAACCCTGTATAGCACATCAACAGTAAGGGTGGCCAAGCCTGCTGGCTGATCACCATCACCGCTAAAGTCTGCATCAAAACTTGTAACAGTTGTGTTAGATGCGTATCCACCCAAAGTAATATTGGCGTAGATAGCCTCTTCGATCTCAAGGCATATCTGATCTATCAAATCATCGTAGCCACTGACACCCTTCACATATATTTCCAGAGTGAACCTTGCTGTCCTCTCTTGAATGCGTGGGAGACCCATAGAGTTATACTCAATCTCCTCTTCCTTGCTATAAACCAGCAGGCCAGGCAGCTTGTTACTAGCAATGGGATAGACTCTACTTTGATATACGTTACTACCAGTAGTTGTTAACCCGGTAAGCGCAGTAGTCAAGTTGTCCCTAAGTAACTTTCTAACATGAGCCATTATTGAGCCTCTAGACCTATTTCGGTTATTCCAGTGCCATCAGCCATAACGACAGTTATCTTGTATACAAATGACCTTATGCTAAAAGAATCACCTTGAGCAGCGCCAGAGACATCAGATGTTCTTAGCGTAAGCCTTGGCTGGTTCAAAGCAAAGTCTACAGACCCGCCAACATCTACCGCCTCATATACCTGATCAAAGATAGCTTTAACTGTTTTAGATACACCACCTACGGGCGTGTACAAAACGTCCTCGCCGAAGTCAGCGATCATTATTGCTCTCTCAATACCAGTCTCGATAGCCATTAATTAGTTTTAGCTCTCTTCTTTATCTTAGGTGCAGACTCAGTAACTTCTACGCTTCTGTCTTCTCTGACTACAGATTCAGCCACAGGTATGATCCGTCCCATGCCCATAAGCTGCTCAATTATGCGCTTGTCTTCTATCTCAACATGCGACCCAGTCTGATGGCCTTGGCCTTGTATAACACAACCTTTAACTACTTCATATTTCATGGTTATCTCCTTTAATAATACTTGCTCAATAAACAAGTATAAGTAAAGAAGGGGGGCCGAAACCCCCCGACTAATTACTACTACTTACGCGCCATCGTTACCGAAAGCGAAGCTCACAGCGTGACGTACAGCCATGTCTACTGACTGCAAAGCAACCAGACGGATAGTTCCGCTCTTAGACATAGTGTATGGGTCAACAGTGAGGTCTAGACCACCAAACATACCGATCAGCAGGTCATCGAAGTTACCGAAGTACAGGTTACCAGCAGTAGCCTGATTAGAAACGATACCACGATAGCCATTGATGCTGCCGCCTGGCTCTACAACGAACTGAGCAGTGTTAG